ACTACAAGATCCGCTTTTCCTACTACGTCATCAAGGAAAAACACAAGCGTCAATGTCCCCACCTGAAATCCCCGGCCAAGCGCCAACATATCAACAATTTCCGGCCCATGCACATCGTCGCCGACCGGCACGGCCATGGCCTGGGCGGCTGCGACCGGCGGGCGAACCTGGAGCGCAACCGGCGGCTGGCCCGCGCCCATCGCATCGACATCGAGGTGCAGGGCTGGCGGCACGATGGGGGGCTGTGGGCGATCAACACTCAGGTGCGGGTCATCATCCCGCAGGAAGGCATCGACGGCGTGTTCCTGATCGGCGAGCGCACCTTCCGCCTGGATGACAAGGGCGGCAGCGTGACGCTGTTGCAGGTGATGCACCGGGACGCCTTTATCGGCGAGGAAAAGAAGAAGGCCAAGCGCGGCGCCGGGGTGAATGGGGGCAAGAAGTGATCGGTCAGATATGGAATCGCCTGCAACTGCTTTTCGCCCAGGGCGTGGGCACGCTGATCGGCGCGGACAAGGTGCAGGTGCAGGTGCTGGACGGCGAGACGCTGAACAACATCAACCGGGTTGAGCCTTACGGGTTCAGCTACCGGCCCAAGCCGGGGTGCCAGACGTATTTGCTCTTCCCCTCCGGCGACCGCTCCTATGGCGTGGCCATCGTGATCGGCGACAAGCGTTACCAGATGGATCTGGTGGAGGGGGAAGTGGCCCTGCATGACGACGAGGGCAACCATGTCCACCTCCGGCGCGGGGGCGTCATCGAGGTGAAGGCCAGCGCGAAGGTGCTGGCCGATACGCCCCTGTTCGAGACGACGCATAACGCGCAGATCGGCGGCGACCTGGTGGTGCTGGGCAAGACGCAATCCAATGCCGGGTTCTACGGCAATAACGGTGGTTCCGCCGAGATGATCGGCGGGGCGCGGGTGACCGGCGAATTCACGGTGAACGGCAAGAACGTGAGCGACGGCCATACCCACACCAGCAATGCGCCGGGTGCGCCGACTTCGGGGGTGAATTGAGATGCTGAAACTGGTGCAGACGGATTGGGGCGAATTCGACCTGGCGTTCGACGACCCCGCCCTGAACGATGCCGACGCGGCGGTGGCCACGCTGGTCTATGGGGTGCTCTTTACCGATGCCGAGGCCCCGGCCAGCCGGGTGGCCGATAGCTTCGACCGGCGCGGCTGGTGGGCCGATGCGCAGGCCGGCAGCGGCCTGTGGTACGTGCGCCGACAGCCGCTGAACAGCAACGCCCGGCGCGAAGCGCTGGCCATGATCCGCACGGCATTGACCACGCGGGCGCCCGCGCTGACGGATATCCAGACCCAAGAGGTCACGCTGGCCGAGCCCGCTGGAAACGTTTCCAGCGTATTCCTTGAAGTCACCGGCTCTCACAATGGACGAAAGTTCATTGTGAGAGCCCCCTTGTGACCGATTACGTCAGACCCAGTTACACCGATCTGAATTCCCGCATCGAAGCCGATTTGGCCGCGATGCCCGCCGTGTTGCGGGGTCCGCTCTCGGCGGCTTGGGCACGGGCCTGCCACAGCCAGCACGGCTATCTGGACTGGATTGATGCGCAATGCTCTCCCCTCACCTGCGAACTGGAGCGGCTCTATGACTGGGCCGCCCTGTATGGCGTTGACCGACTGACGGCGACCGCCGCCATCGGCAACGCATTGGCCACCGGCGCCATTGGCGTGCAATTGCTGGCCGGCACCCTGCTGCGCGGCCAGAACGGGCTGGATTATGAGGTGCTGGCCGCCGTGGCGCTTGGGGCCATCGCTATGCCAGTTTCCATCCGTTGCGCCACCCCAGGCGGCAGCGGCAACCTGATCGCCGGGCAAACCCTGACGCTGGTCGATCCGGTTCCCGGCTGCGCCAATAACCTGACCATCGACGCTTTCGGCATTACCGGCGGAGCCGAGGATGAGCTGCTGGAAGATTGGCGCGTGCGCGTGGCCGATGAATGGCGGGTGTTGACTACGCGGGGTGCGCGTTCCGGCAAGCCGGATGATTTCCGCTTTTGGGCGAAAAGCGCTCACCCCTCGGTGACCACGGCGCTGATCCAGACGCACACGCTGGGCATCGGCACGGTGGC